GAACCCTAGCTCCATCATCTGACATAGAACCCCCTTAAAACTTAACTTCAATTATCCCACTTGATCCAGTAGGAGTAACTTTTGCTTTACCATAAGCACTTTCCCATAAGGACTGTGATTTCTTAGTAGGAATAAATGATTTAATATCAGTGTTCTGCATTCGTTTTAATTCATCTAATCTTCCTAATTTCCCCTCTTTTAAAGGTCTTGTTAACTTATCAATATCTAAATCAGATAACTTTAAAATCTTTGAATTCATATAATTGAACAGTTCTTTCCTATCCACATCAGGGAAATACTGAGACACCATTTCAGCTAGTTTAGCTGAAATATCAACACCCTTTTCCAAAGAGGATTTAACTTCTTCCTCTTCAGCAGAAGAAGTCTCTGGCATATGAACCTCAAACAATCTTGGATCGGGGTTCAACCCAAGGTATGCTAAATGAACCTGACAAATCCTATAGATACCTTCAATAATAGAACGCTGTAATCTATAACAGTTTTTAGCAAATCTAATATCCTGTCTTTCAATAGATGTCCCACCAGAGAATCCACTCAATTCATTTGAATATCCTCCCATTAACTGTAAGGGAACACGTAAAGCTACTGATAATTGATTTCTAAGTTCTTCAATATCTACAATCCACTTAATATCTGGTTCTCCACCAAGCTTTTCTATTTGCAAATCTCCAACATTTCCCCACACTGGAAGAATAACATCTTCCAGAAAACTTAAATCAGATAGGGTATCTCTAAAATTTTCCTGACCAGGAGTGAGATTCATAGCTCTTAGTCTTTTCAATACCTGAGTATACCTTTCAATAAAGCCACCAACAGCATCAATATTAGTTCCATCAACTTTAACCTTATAGATGTATCTCAAAACAGATTTTGATAAGCGGGCCATCATTAGCACGTCTTCAGCTAGTCTTAATCTTTTAAAAATAGGAAGGGCATTTGTAAGAAGGCTATTACCATACGAGCTAGAAGCCCTGCGAGTATCAACTGACAATAGAGACACATTACGATAGCCAGCAGAAGTAATGTCACTGGTAAAAGGCCTTCTAACTTTAGCTCCAAGTAGCCTAAAATGTACAAATTCCCAAGGGGCAATAAGCTTACCATTTTGACCAGACTGTTGAGAACCAAGAGGTGTATTATAAAATCCTATCAATCTACCATTATAATCTACACGAGACACATCAATTGGATGAAAATGATCCTCAACTCCAAGAATCCCTTTTCCAGGAACACCATTAAGTTTAACAAATAGATCACCTAATGATCCAGTGTTATAAGTCCAGTCTGCAATTTTCTCTTCAATACCAATAAAATCCATAAGTCTATTCAGAGTGTTTTCATACTTTTTGTTGTCTGATGTGATCCACACTGTAGCATTATTAACCTTAGAAAAACCAGCAGCGGAATCAGTGTATAACTCCATTGCAGCCCCAATAATCGGATGGGTAAGAGAGCGGGTAACTTCTGCATAAATAGAGTGTCTTTCAAAATTAACCTGAATATTTTCACTAACTATTTTAGAAAGCTCCCCATAAACTACTCCAAGATTATTGAATAACTCCTTATCCATCTCACTCATTCTAGCTGGATCATGCTTAATAACCTCAGCATTTATCTGCTCAGGTTTTGGGAAAATATTACCCATTAAGCGTTGAAATATATTATCACCCTTCTGTTCCATTACATACCTCCAATACTACTGTTAAAATCATTTTATTTTATCCCAAATATTTTGAAGTCTTTCCTGGTTAGTTTTCCAAGGATTGCTATTATCACTATTAACCTTTATATTATCCCAATTAACTTTTACTTTAGCGTCCTCTAGTGAAGTAAGCCCCCCTGAAAGAATTTTATCATAATCAGGTTCACCACTTCCATTTACTTGATTAAATATTTTTTCTAAAACAGCTCCCTGCTTACTCATATCTGGCTTTGGATCAACTGACATCACACAGCCATATACTGCCCCACAAAAGCTATCCGCGACATCTTTCGCGCCGTTCTTGGGCTTTTCGATCTTCCTATCCTTAACATTATGAATTAACTCAAACCACTCTTCAGTTAAAGGCTGATAATCATATGTAACTAATCTATCTGTCAAAATTACATCAGCAACCTCAAACCACGGGGCATCGTTTTCTACTGAAAGTTTCCCAACTGGAAAACCCCTCTCTTCCAAAATCTCCAGGCTTACTGAACTCTGATATTGATCGAAAGTTATTTTCCCAATACTAAATCCCCAAAGATCACGAAGGTCTTCTAAAAATATTCTGATTTTTACCAGTGAAATTTTATCATCCTTAAGAGGAACAATTCTAATCTTTAATGGAACTATAACCCTACACAAACTCTCCCCCTCCAACCTAATCGGAAAGGCAATTGTTATACCTGTACTACATCCAGACTCTGATTGATCGACATGAACATAAAGAGGATTTGAGCCAATAACAGCTTTAAGATAATTAACATCAATATAATCCCTAATCTGCTTATCATCCTGACGGCTAAGATTTATTTCCAACTTGGTAAAAGGATGCTTTAAGGGGATTGAATTACCTCGCTGTACTGCCCGTTCCCATGCTGGACGATTAATAAAAAACTTTCCAGTAGTAGCTAGGGATAATCCAAGGATGTCCTGAACTGCCTGTTTAGGAATTTTTGTAAACTCTGGTCTGAAATTTTCAGGAACTAGGTGAAAATTTAAGATAAACTCCATTGGAATAGCATTACACATTATCTCAGGGCTACTCTACTGAATCTTTTCATACTGCTCCGGTCTAAGTATTGGCTTTAAATCTTCCTTCTTATTAATGATTTTTGGATCAAAGAGTTCTGTACCTGAAAAGAACAAAAATTTATTTTCTGAGTATGTTCCCTTTGGTTTAGTTACCCAGACAGGGGCAGTCAGCACTTTAGTGCTATTTATACCTTTTGAAGAGGTAATCAGAGACTCAGTAAATGACCCCCTATGGGTACTGGAGGATACCAACATGTTTATAATAAATTGCCTATTCTTCTCAGTGGAGAACTGAGTCTTAGTTCTAGTTCTGGCATTGGCATAAATCTTCATAGCCTTATCCAAGTCTCCTTCCTTACCTCCACCAGTTTTAGCAAAGTTGCCCTCATCGAAAAACATTGAAAGCATAGCAGAACTAATAAAATGAGAAAAATTAGAACCACACACAAACATGATATTTTTAGGAAAAGATAAGGTGGTGTTATTTCGTTTATTTCTAGGAAACTCAGAGTTAAAATATTCACAGGAATCTACAATACGAACAAATTCTCCAAAGCCAAATTTTAATGCTGAATCAATAGAGATAGACAGGTAAGCAAATACGATCTCAGTAGTTTGAGCCAGTCCTAAATACTCTTGTGGGTTATCAAGCATTGAAAGCAAATAAAGCATTCTTAACCACACTGCCCAACATAACCAAGTTTTACCAGTACGAATTCCCCCCGTAACAATTAGCTCATCAAAACTGATTTTAGTTCCATTAAATATTGACTCTAATTCCAATCTCCAGAATGGGTATAGAGCTTTACCTAACTCCCCAGTATGATAATAGGAGGCTAACCATTCTTCAATTGAAAGGATGTTTTTATGAGCTTTAACAGTAGCCGGAATAGCCATAAAGGTTGAAGCTAAATCTTTAAGAATCTCCCTTTCTTGGGTTCCTAAATCTTTAATGTCTTCACTCATTTTTAGTGGATTCATCCTTTGTTTCAAAATTGTCTAGGTATGCATATAACTTTTTAATATTCTCAGCAGGTAAATTTTTTAGCTTCATCACTAAAGCAGTAGCCCCAACTGTTTTAATCAAATTTTCCATGTCTACTTGACCAACAACCTTTCTCAAAGTGTCAATATAGGCTAGGTGTATTTTGGTGTATTCCTTATATAAGTCCAATTTATCTTCAAATCTATCTGGAACCGGCTGACAAAACAAAGCCATCTCTATCTCACTAATCTTAGATTCTAACCTATCAAAAGTGTCCAATCTCCGAACTAAAGATTGAAAAACCTCATCTAATCTAGTCTCTAATGACATAGATGGAACTATTTTAACTGGATCAGTTTGAATTGGTGGAGCAAACTCAGAAACTCTGTTCTCTTCCATCTTTACCCTCATTAGACTCAAAACATATTTGCTGTTTTTCAATGGAAAACAAATTGTGATAATCCTCCATCAACTGTTGAGCATAAGATTCTGAAATTAAATTATACTTACTAATAATTCTTTTAATTTTATCATATCTACGAATTACATCCCTCATTCGTATACCCAATCTCCAACTAGTTTCTCTTAAAGCTTCAGATTCATCTAAACTTTTCTTATACCTCTCAACTTCAAGAAATACTCTAATACTTAGAAATAGATTACGGAAATATTTTTCATGACCAGGAACAAGAATTGGCCCCATAAAGGAAGCCATTGAGGAGAATAATGTACTGCCCCACAGTGTATAGGCACAAATAGGCCAAGGTTTACCAAATTTAACAACCAAACACGCTAAATAAACACTATCATCACATTCTTTAATGTTATATAAATTTTTCGCAGTTGACTCTATCTCAGCTACATCTACCTCATGCTTTTTAAGCAGAATTGATAAAAGTAATTGACCTAAAAATGACTGTCTTTCACATAGCTCAAATAGATTTGCCGGATCACATATATCAACTATTCGTAAATACTCTTCTTTAATTCTAGGGTGAATTGACACTTTTTCTAAACCTTCTGTAAATATACATTTTGAGACTTCTTTTTTAGGATGGTATGTTGTAGAATCACACTCAATTCTTTCATCCAGACCAGAAACTATACGTCCTGGAGCACAGATTTCATATACAAATCTTTTTAACTTTGAAAAACATTCCTCTTCTGATAAAGGTCGTTTATCTCTATTCTCCCAAAGATAGATGGAAAACATAGAACTAATCTCATCAACATCACCCTCACACACAGTTCGTCCAATGCGAGAGGCAGAAGAAAAAGACATATTCTTTAACTCCTGCAAAAAACTATCCCAAGCAATATCATCTGACCCCTGTATAAATCGTAGGAATTCTTTTGACATTAATTCACCTATGCTATAATAGGAGCTAAAACTTTTACTAACCAATCATAAGTTTTTAGCCCAAAGTTTAACCTAACTTTTACATTTGGCCCTAAATTTGAAAGATATGTCAAAAGAGAGAATACATCTTTTAAATTAGTAATCTTCTCAACTTTAATAGCTTTCAACAAATCTGCATCCTGAATCGGGTCTTCATAAGCATGAAGAATTATGGCCCTAAGTTTACGATTAGACAATGAAGCCATAAGCCCTTTTAGATGATCTTTATTTATAATCTCAACTTTCTCTGCTTTAGACAACAACATAGTGTTAAGCTGAACTACAAATTCTGAATTAACACTCATCTGCTTAACATACTCTTCAACAATGCTAGAGTCTACCAACTTCTCACTTTCCTTTCCATAAAATGTATCTCTCCAAAAAAGTTTTGTAGACTTCTGCATAATCCCGTATGAAAATACACTGGAGACATTTCCTGTACTAGACAACAGCAAATTGACTCCCCCAATGAATTCAGCATTTTCAAAATCCTTTAACTGAATATGAATAAAGTCATTATCAATCGGATTTCCGTGAACAAACAATAATTTATCAGCGATAGGAGTCATCAAAGTTTCATAACTATTATATGCATTTTTAGCTGAATTATACAAAGCAATGATAATTCCATCTACAATAATCAAACCAAAGGATTTAATATCCGAAATTTGGAAAGTTAAATCATTCACCAACTGATTAGACGGAAGTTCATTAATCAAACGATTTGAAACACCAGTCAATCTGGAAAGATTCTTCTTAGCCCTATCAGAAAGGGAATACTCCACTCCCTCATAGACAATAGCAATATCTCGCTTCTCTTTCCCATTAGAATCTTCATAAACTTTAATCATAAAGACTAATTTATCAGGGGTAACTCCAGTGATAACCCCATCAGCCTCTTTCTTAATCAACTCTTTATATTCCATATTATCTCCTTTAAATTTTATTTAAAATAATCTTCTCTAGTAATTCTCCTATAGTATATACATCTGTTGAGCTTTTATACATAAAGACATCTCCAAAATCTTTTAATTTTGTTTTACCAATATAAGGTGTTACCCCATATTTATTAAAGTTATGAATAGTATGTTGAAGTTGAGCTTCATTCAATGCTCTCTTTTCTGGACCATCATTATCCGGGATAACTAGAAATTTATTAGTCATAGAAGATAAGACTGCTGCTAAAGTATCCCTCACTCCTGAAGTTAAGTACCCAATAACAAAAGGATACTCCATCATGTTTGCAAAACACTCAACATCAAGAACACCCTCCAATAACACAATAGGAGTACCATATTTAAAATCAGATACCCTTTCCTCAAATCTCTGTGAAACATAATAGAGTAAATTCCTATCTATAAAAGAATTAATTCTAAATTCCTTGTCTGCTAAATTCCGAAACAGTAATCCATTTGGAGCAAAGCCAAATCCCAGGTATGTTACCAAACACTGAGCTCCATTAAAATAAGGATCATCAGACAGGACTATTTGATCGTTAACTCTCTTCTCTACCTTTGCTAATCTTACTTGTTCTGACAAAAAATTGTCACCAACATATAATGAATCATAGATGCCAACCTTACTAACATTAAAGTGTCTTAAAGCATCGATCCATCTGTGACTTCTTAAATCAAATGGAAAAACTCCACCAATCAAATTATTCCACCTTCCACCAACCAGTATTTTGTATTCTCTTTAACTTTAGGTTCTAACTCCATTTTTTCTAGTATACCAAGCACATCCTCACTACTTGCAGCAGAAACATTTTTATTCAACTCATCTACCAAACTTGACTGTCTTATAGTCTGCTCTCTATTCATCCGCTGGAGACTAAAAACTTCTTCAGCAGGTTTATACACTAAAGGGATATATTTACATTCTCCAGTCTCAGTGTCAATATAAGCTACCTGTATTGGGCGTACCAAACTAGACTTATTTCTAGTTCCTCTTGACAATGCCCCGGGTCTAACTACCTGTGCCTTACCTACCCGTTCAATCGGGAATGCCTCATGATCATGGCCTAGCAAAACATAATCAAACTGGTCCATATATTCTACAGGAATATTCTCTTTAAACTCAGGTCTATTATGGTAATAATGCCCAACTAGGATTAACTTCTTTGTAGAATGCATATGGATCGGAGGAAGTTCATCTGTCATAAAAGGTAAAAATAAAATAAAAGTGTCCTCAGTTTCAATAGTCCACTCTCCCGGCTTTGGAAGAAAAGTATTAGAAGTAAACATAACACCTAATGGGGATCGTTCTACCGTTTCTGGCCTACCGTACCATGTGTCATGGTTTCCGATACAACATGCTTTATTAACTGAATAACTCCTAAATAACATTAAAAGCTTATTCAAATAACCCATTGAGAACTTCTTTATATGACAAAAATCTCCTCCACAAATAAGCAAATCAATTCCCAACTTTTCAGAAAGTTCTAACACCTGTCTAGTTTTATCTAACATTACATCAGGATAGTTATCTTTACGGGTTGGGATTTGTTCGCTACTGTAATGTGGATCAGTAAAGAATAAAAGTTTCATTATGACTCACTCTCCTGATAATAGATACCTTCAACTCGTGTAATAGCCCCAACTCCCTTATGAGAGGTCAAAACTTTAAAACTTAACCAGTCTGCTCCTACATGTTCACATACGATAACCTGACCTATTCGTTCCTTAGACCACTCTCCTAATAGCTTATAATTAATATTATGAAACTTATACTGACTACCACCAACCTGATAAGGTGGATCAATAAACCAAGTAGCTATCTCGTTATCAACTTCTACATAGTCTCCTAATCTAATATCCCAATGTCTTATTTTATGTAAGTTTTCGGAGGCATATTTTAACTTATTAATTTGCCAGTTAGGTCTTAAAGTAGATTTCCACTTAGTACAAGTTTTTCTAGGTGTTGATACCCCAGCAGCTATATTAAATCCAACAAACCATTTAGCCTCTTCACAATCAAAAGTATAGTCATCCACACTTTCTCCACACTTCAAAATCGGAAGACTTAAAATGTCATCTTTAGAACAAAGCTGCAACCACTTCCATATTTTATAAATCACATCATACTTCTCTATTAATAAAACTTCTCTATCCCAATATTTAAGACTGTAACAGGCTGCACCAGCGAAAGGTTCAATGATTTTACTACACTTTGGGGCAGGATACTTACTAATAATTTTATACTTTGTACCATAATATCCAAACACTATTGTTTCAACCTTTCTGCTTTACCAAATGAAAGCTCATAAACATCAGAGGTGTAATCACAAACTAACTGGTTCTGAGTGATCCAAAGGAAAGTAAACCCCAAATCCTTCTCCAGAGTCTTAAGATAAGACATAAAATATTCAAGCTGTTTATTATGTAGAGCTCCAAAACTCTCATCAAAAACAATAAATCGTCTTAAATCATTCTTAATAATA